CGAGCCAGTGCTTTAGTATAACGAGATGACAATGAGTCATACAGGTTATCCTCAATAGCTTCCTCAGTAATAGAGAAACCCATTGCCACTGTTTCGTGTGTGTAGCGTGCGGTGAAAGCCTCTTGAGCATTGTCATATTCGATGGCAGAGCCTTCGTCTTTAACAGGTGCCGCTGAGAAACCTGAGAGTTTTGTTTCTTCCTCAAAAGAACGATCTGATGATTCTGATTCAAAAATCTCGGCATGCTCTTCACCGTATTTTGCATATTCCAAACCGAACAATGCGTTCAGGCCCGGGAGCAGCTCTTTAAGTAGCTGTGCGCGTGAAATAGCCATTAGTTAATCTCCTTATACGCCAACGGTGTGGTCATAACGATGATAACCAGCAGTAAACTTCACAAGAAATTCTGTGAAATTACCGGAGCTATCAACCGTGTCTGGCACAACGTCGATTACAGTGAATGGCAAGATAGATGTGACGTTGTTAATAAACACGCCCATACGACTGTTGCCTGTAGAAGTTAGTCCTGTATTAAGCACTAACTCAGCGTTACAAGAGATTGTAGTACCACGAGTCTTCGCCAGTGGCAAAAGACCAGTTGTTGCGCCGTCAGCAGTTGAACCTGTGCAATTAACAGCTTTGAAAATTACATTGGGGTCATCTACAACAATAGCTTCAATATCAGATGCTACAGTGCTTGCAGGATAGTTCTGCCTGAATGTTACTTGTCCTGTATTAGGGTCAGTAAAACTACATCCAAGGAAAACACCAATAACGCCAGCGACTGCTGAAGTATTGTTCTGCAGAGTGGAAATGATGATAGTACCGTCACTTGTGTACTGCACAACATCTCCGTAGAAGATTCCTGTTCCATAGTTGGAAGCAATAGGTATCTTGCGAGTAGAACCCGCGTAAGACCTGCCGCCAACCAAGCCAACAGGCTTTAGCCCATACGGGGCCGAGATAGTAGGATAAGCCATTTTAAGCTCCTAAAAGTTAAGTTCCTTTACCGAATGTTACCTTGGTCTTGCGATCATTGAACAACGGCATGCGAGGGTCATTTTCACGCATCAGGTTGTTATCAACGGAACTCATTTGACTGTCCGTCTGGTTCTGAAAGTAGTCATTACGTTCGTCAACCATTTCAAGTGGAGCTTTACAAAGCAACAGTCCACCAATAACTACGTTATCTCTAAAACGTTCTTGTTCTATAGTAACCATAGAAATCTCGGGATGATCCGTTGCCTTTACAGGCTCCCAACCTTCGCGTAATTTAGATGAGACATTGGTAGCGTCTACTTGGCCTTGGTTAGAAACTCGAATCCACCGAAATCCGTAACCTGCTTGGGGGTTTGGAGAAGGTAAAGTCTCCGGGCGTGTCCAAGCCTTCTTACGTACAGTTTTTTCGCGTTTTTCTAGTTCACGATCTATGCGATTCTCAGCCATTTGCTTTCCTCATGTCTATTGCAACCTGTTTGGCGTATTGTTCGGGTGTCAAACCCAACCTTTTAGCGATCTGGACCTGAGTGCGTGTCAACGTCACCTTCCGTGGTGCTGTGCTCCGCGTTGCGGGGGCAACCACTTGTGTCTTTTTTCGCTTCGGTTCAGCATCCTCGAAATTATCGGGGAATACTTGACGCATACGAGTATCAATGGACTCGTAGTATTCATCACTTTGAGGGCTTACGCCCTGTTTAACAAGTTTAGTATGCAACCCCAGTGCTAAACTTGTCATCTCATCGTCAGGACCGAACCACGTATTAGCTTTCTGCCAGTCTGCGGCCCGTGTATCAACTTGAGCTGGGGCGGTCTGTTCTACCTTCGTTTCTACAGGTGTTTCTTCTTCCTGTAAAGTGGGTAATTTGAAGTTTGCTAGTCTTTCGGACTTTAACTTAGCATTGGTTAAGCTATCTTGTGCTTCCAACACTGCATCTGAGTCACCAGACTCGTACGCTTCTTTATACGCACGTTTAGCATTTTCGGATTCAATCGAAGCATTTTTCTTTGCCTGTTCTAGCAAAGCAGTCTGATTCTTATTGACGTTACCCTTTAGCTTTTTATTCTCCTCCATAAGCTGTTGAGTGACACGCTCAAGCTCTTGGCTCTGGCGGTGAGCTTCTTCTTTAGCCCTGCGCTCATCATGGTAACCCTTAGTGAAATGTTTAATCCGCTTCTGAACTTGCTCGGAATATTTCTCAAGCTCTTCATCAGTGACATCTTCTGGAGGTTCTGAGGGCTTACGATTGCGATCAGCTTTCGGCGTATCGTCAACAACTTCAACTTCGAAGTCGTCATCAGAAGTATCCTCTTTGCTTTCAGGTTTATCTTTAGATTCCGCAGGTTCTGCAAAATCTTCTTTTGTTTTCTTTCCAGAAATATCAATATCAACGGAACCTGACTCCTCGATTTCTATTTTCTCGTCCTCTGGATCAGGGAACTCAAATTCTACTTTTTGAAATGCCATGTCTATGCCCTCTGAATGCCTGTTGGATCGGTCACGACAGCCTCAATAGAGTCATCGTTCATAAGCCGATATTCAATGCCGCCAATAGTAAAGCGCGTGCCTGAGTTCATACGGAACATCACGTAGTCGCCTTCCTTGCACCATGCTCCTGTGGGGAAACGCTCCGCATCAGAATATGCTTGGTCACCCATATCTACGACAAGTCCTATGATGGACATGATGTGATCTTGAGTTTTGGCTGCCTCCGTCTTCAGGATAGATGTCCCTGCAACGGTTTCGTCGGGCTGGGGTAGTGCTACCAACACGCGGTAGCCCACGGGTTTAGGTAGTTGTAGTTCTAGTTCAGCGTCGCTGATTTTAACTGCTTGTTCAGTCATCATCGTTTTCCATATAGTTCTTCGCAAGGTCTTCCATGTGGTTTTTGCTAGCTTCGAGACCCCGAATTAAGCCAACAACTTCCTTGTACTGGGCGAAGTCTTTTGCTCCACCACTCCCAAGAAATTCCAGTGCAGAGGATTTATCACCCTCGATTCTTTCTTTCAGCACGTCAAAGACGGTTTTTGCCATATTTAAGTATTACCTCCAGAGTTACGGTCAGGTTTCTGCCGATCCGCTTCTAAGTCTAGTTTAGCGTTGGATACACGTCTATCCGCAGCCATCTTAACGCCATCTTTCTGTGCGTTTAGCATGACTTCTTTCTCATCTAACTTCAGGCGTTCAGAGGCAACGTTACCATCCAACAGAATCTTCTGTTCTTTTAGCTGCATTTCAAACTGCTTGATCTTTTGATCTGCCTGATCGTTAGCGGCCTTGCGTTGTTCTTCTGCTTGTTTAATTTGCAATTCAGCCTGTTTCATCTGAATGATCGGGTCTTTCTGTTGTTCTTGAGCTTTCTTCTGCGCTGCCTGCTGTTGATTAGCCTGCGTAAGTTGCTTGCCTGCGTCTGCAACCAGACGTGACAGTTGTACTTCCATATCTTCTGACATCTGCTCGTTCGGGGCAGGTAGTGGTACACCCAGTTTCTCTTCGATCTTCTTGCGGTAGGAAAACCCGAGGTGCTCTGCAATGTGCGCCTGTAGTGAAGCCATAATCTGTTTGGCCTGTGGGTTCTGCCCTATCATCTGAGCGACTGAGGGGTCTTGCATGAACGACATATGCGTAGCGATATGTGCATCGTGATCTTGGTATATAAACGCTTTCATCGGCTTGCCTGTCAGTGCGTCCATGTTCTCGCTTATCGGGTCGGCTGGCACCGCGTCATCCTTGGTTGGGACGAGCTTGTCGGCGTTCTTTACGCCCAGCACTTCTATCATCTGACGGTGCAACTGTGGCAGGTCATATATCTGTGGAGCCTGCGCGGACATCTGGAGCACTGTCTGGTACTGTACAACCCTTTGCGCCATAGTGGAGTTATTAGGGTCACTGACGGGTATAACGTCCACCAGCATGAAATCAGTCCGTTTGGCACTTACCTCGCCTCTATGAGGCATATACGCGTATTCGTCTGGTGCATACTCAGCCATAATGGCTTTGAGGAGTTTAAACTCCTGCTTCATCGCGTAGTGTACGCGTGCCTGTACAGCAGCCATAGGTTTGAGTGTACGCTCTAGGAGAGCCAGTGTAGTGCCCACAGGAGCGTTGGCTGACATGTCTGATATGTCCATGTCACTAATAGCACCTAGCCTACGGCCTTCAGTCGTAATTTGATTCAAAAGGGCGAGAAGGGTCTGACTAGGTTCTTTGTAAGGAAGAGGCATAATGTTGTCACGGATAGACCCTGACGGTACATCTACATCTTTAAATTCACCGGGATTAATGGGAGAGTCGTCCCCCTTGATACGTAGCCCACGCGACTTCAAACCGCCGGGGAGATTCGACAGTGTACCCGCGTCAACCAGTTGCCGTATCAAGGAAGTTCCAGCACGGGCGTATCCACCAATGATGTGGATCAATCCAAGGCCATAGAAGCCAAATCCCGGCACATAGCTATAGTGGACGAAGTGCTGTCGCTTGAGGGTAAGTGGGTCACCCTCCTCGTAGTTTCTACGGACTGACAGCACCTCGCCACTTCCACGCTCAATGGTGACAACGTATGGGCGAGCGATCTCATCGTCGTCATCAATACCCTCAATAAGAAGGTCAGCGTGTATCTCATAGACAGCGTAGCGGTCATCATCAGTGAGCGAGTAGCCCCCCTCTTCCGCTTTCTTCTCTTCAATGTCTGTGTGGTAAGGTTCTGGGTCGCCAAGGTCTATATCCTTATAGAACCCTGCAGCCTGTAGTTTCTTCAAATCGTTCTTTGTCTTACGCATTACGTGCGTTACACGCTCTGCCGCTTCGATATTAGACGCACCATAAGGTACAATCACATCCTCTGCAGAGATATAGATAGCGACCTGACGGCCTAGATTGGGGTCGTAGTATACCTTTTTGAACGCCGAACCTGCCAAGCCAAGGCTGTATAGCATCCGTTCGTGTTCTGGGCGGTACTCCACCATGTTCTCGGTAAGCTCGTAGTTCATGTCTGCTTTGACACGTTCAGCGGCTTCTGTCTTTTCTTTAGTTTCTTTGCCAAGTACCTTGGTCTTTACGGGGCCAGCAGCAGGCATAGTCTCAGCCATAGTCTCTGCTTGGAACCTGATAGCGGCCTCTGCTAGAACTGTAGAGTTAACGCCACAAGCACCTTCCCACGGGTCGGAGCGCTCTTCGTACTTAAACCCTAACACGTCAAGACCTTTAACGAACGTGTCAGCCCAGTCTTTGCGAGCTTCTATGTCTGTATTAATCTGCCCAACAAGATCACTTGATAACGTCTCAAGGACATCGTCTTCCAACAACTCAGCTAGGTTTGCGCCAAACTCAGAGAAGTCCGCTTCGGCACCGGGGATTATAGTAATCTCCATGCTACCATCAGATAACGTAACAGACTCAGGGTCAACAATCTCAATCTCCATATCGGGGACTTCCATCTCCTCCATGTCGGTGATGCTGTCTTCTAGCCCCTCTGGAGCAGCGTACAGTCCTTTTTCAATAGCCATGTGTCACCTTTAATAATACCCGCCTCGGCGCTGTTTAAAATACTGTTGATCTTCTGGTTCGTCGCTAGGTAGCCGTATGAAGCCACCCTGTCTAAAACGCATCAAAGCCATAACCGTAGAGTCCACAAGGTCATCGTTACTCATAAATGGAAACCCCGCAATCTCTTCAACAACTTCTTCTGCCCATCGTGTTTGCGGAACCCAGCAAAGTCCCGATGCTACAATATCTGCAACGGAGTTGAGTCTTGCCAACTTATCCCCTGACCCTCTGTGTGGTGTGTACTCAGACACTGGTAGACCCATACGCCGCATCTCTTGATACAAGGCTACACCAGAGCTTTTCTTCTCCACAATGAACGCGTCTGGTTCCCAGTCGTTGTACTCTTCCATCGCAAGCTGTTTAAGTTCTGGGAACTCTATACGTTGTTTTATGCTATTTAACAATATAATATTGTACGCGGTGGTCTCTTCGTTCAAGAATACCCCCCATGTGGTAAGGGCTGTATAGTCTGCACGGTTATGTCTCTCGGCTGCGGCGTCAAGCGACATGATAATATATTCACAGGATGGTGGCTCATCCTTGGCCCATTCGTTCCACCACTCACGCTTAACAATAGCGGCTTCTTCTGTGGTTGGTTGCTGCTGATACTGCGAGTTCCACTGGAACACAGGCATGGATGCTTTGGTACGTAGTAGCGCTTCTAGGTCAAAGAACTCAGGCCATAGCGGTTTCTGAATTGTCTTCTCTGTCTTCTTATCTAAAACGTCCAGAATGGCTGGGAACTCAACAACTTCATACTGGTCAGCACGTTCGTTCTTACCCATGTCACGTACCACACGGCCAGTCAGGTCATCCAGATGCCAACGTGTTTGTATAATAGCCACGCGTCCTTGGGGCATCAGACGTGTACGAGCACCGAAGGTAAACCACTCATAGGCCTTCTCAAAGACCCCAAAGTTCCCGTTGATTACATCTTGTTCAGAATGAGGATCATCAACAAGCAGCAAATCTGCGCCACGCCCAGCCAGAGCAGAACCAATTCCACAAGCATAATACTCTCCTCCCACGTTTGTGTTCCACCGACCCGCCGACTTACTGTCTTGCGCTAGTTTCACTGTGGGGAATATAGACCTGTACACGTCTAAGGCAATCAAGTTACGCACTTTACGACCAAAATCTACCGCTAGGTCTGTGGTGTGAGACACCATCATAACCTTCTTGTCTGGGTTTCTACCTAAGAACCATGCTGGAAAGAAGAT